TCGTTGCCGTCACCGTCTTTGTTTGCTTCCATAAATTCTACACAACGTTCTAGTTCTGTAACGTGTTCAGGCATAAGTTTAGGATTTAAATAATCTGGATTTGTAAGTTGTGGAATATCAAACCAAACCATTTGTCTACTTGTACTATATTGCTTACGCAACTGTAATATATTTTGTAAGTATTCGTAAATGCCAAAGTAACTCAGTGTATTAAAAGTAATAATAAAAGTTAAACTGTGTCTGTCGCATTGTTCCAAATACTGCTTTACATTTTTTAACAATGTATCAAATTCTAACCCGTTGCGAATGTATTCTGCTTGTTTACCCCAACTGTCTAAACTTGCAAACAACATAAAATGATCTACACAAGGAGCAACATCCTGCATTGCATCGATAAACTTTTGCCATTGACCTTTAGGCGGACAACAGTTACTTGTAATACTTAAATGCAAATCTTCTTTTGGATTATTTTTTACATAGTCAAAAATCTTAAATGTGTTTTTATCCATTAAAGGCTCTCCGCCTGTCATACGAAAAGTTTGTAGTGTAGGATAAATTTCAGGAAACCATTTCCAAAATGCTTCAACATAAGGATTGTCCGGGCTGTTGTTTACCGGCTCCATATATTGCATGTCATTGTGTTTTCTATCAGCAAGCATATACGGTCCTTGCTTATCAATTTCTTTCATCCATTCTGTGCTAAGAACAGGTGAACAATAAGAACACTTAAAATTACATGCCTGATTAAAATTTACTTCTACATAGCGTGGGCGAGCATTGCCGTCAATGCCTAACTGCTTTGCTTCTTCAATAAGTCCTGGTTCAAATACGTCTTTACTTCTGTATGCTCTGTCACTAAGTTGATTGCCGCTATCTTCAATCTGCCAACAAAAATCGCATTCAGGCGGACGTATACCGTTTAACATTAGTCCACGTTGTTGCTTTTTATGTTCTGTGTTGTGCAACGCACTAGGATTGTCTTCTAATTCTTTTAGAGGAATATGATGGCTTTTAGGATGATAACAACTGTGTGTTTTTCCTGTGGGGATATGTATGCTTACATTAAACCATTTAGCCAAACAGAAACTAGGACTGACTTTGTTAAGTTCTTCAAATACATACTCCGCATCGTGCATGTATCTAGATTCAAACTTGCCGTCAATCTTACGTAGTTCATTTCCTTTTATATTTCTATTATACTTCATTCAGGATCTATTACAAACTGCTCTGTGCTGTTTCTACTTGGGTTTTTATATACTGTCTTAAAAAATTTGCTTTGATTAGGTAATAGTGGGTTAGCATCAATTGGAATTTCTAACTCATTAATTAAGTCATTGCCTAATCGCTGTATGTGGAACAATAACTCAGATCCTTTGTCTTTTTCATTTTCCCACATATTGTTTAGATATGTAAAATCACGAACGTTAATGTAATCCCAATCTGTACACATTGTCATATAAAGCCCTTGTCTTGCTCCGTAGATTGCCCATAAGCCGTTTTCTACATCTGCACCCACCATTAACCAAATCCAAAGCCTGTGTAAATTTTTCCAATGTCCGTTTAAAAAGTCTTGCTTACTTGGCTTGACGCCTTGATCAAGTGCCATCTTAACGCCTTCACGGAAGCCAGCTCTCCATGCTTGGTGTGGAGTTTCGTTATTATGCACAAGACTATAACAACTGTTTTGCTGAATGTATTTTAAATCCCAACAAAAGTCTACTTGTGCATGTGGATTGTCTGGATCGGCATTTTCGTGTGTACGCATATTAAGTACATAATCTTTAGGCCAGCATTTAAGGCCGCCATTGCCATACATAAGTCCGTTGATTGCATTTTGTCCACACCAACTAATAACACAATTTTCTAATTCTGCATTTTCATCAAAGTCTAATTCTTGTTGTAAGAAATCCGCTGATACAGTATTATCACCATCGACTGTGATAAAGCGAGGAGTTTCACTTAGTTCTGCACAGGCTTTGTGTGCCGCATCTGATCCTTCCACACCGTGTACTCGTTTTGCCCAAGGAACTTTTGTAAGTAAATCTGCATAATTCTTTTCTGCATTGGGCTCGTCGTATGACAAGTAGATAATGTCATAGTCAATAATTTTTACCTTTTGTGTCATTTAATTTCCTCGATAACGTACTTGTCGAAAGATCCTTTAGTGTATATACTATACTCATTTGGTCTAAAAGTAAACCTAACTTGCTTAGGTTTGGTAAAATTAACCTTAATTAAGTCTAACAAATAGTGAGGATTATCTTTTTTAGTAATACTAAACGAAAAATCTTGATCTAAAAGTGTTTTATCTTTGAGTTTTTCAAGCAACTGAGGATTTAGATTAAACACAATTATGTTTTTATTATATTTTACTGTTGCTTTTATATCGTAGTCCTCGTTTAGCTCTCTAAACTTATGAATAGAGTCATATACAACCGTTTCTTCTTTTCGATTGACTAACTTAAAATTTTTAACTTTTGTGTCATATACAACTTTATATACATCTTTGTTTTCCTTAAAAGAAAGTATAGGCTCTACTTGATCAAATTTAACCTCGATATAGTCAGTACCGTCCTCAAAACTAGGTCCAACACTTATAATGTCACCGGTCATTCTTTCAAATGTAACATACTGCGGTGGTGTAAAGTCAACCTGCATAAGATACCTCTAATTTTTTAATCATTTCATCTGTAAGAAAATCGTTTTCTGTATAGTGAACAACTTCTCTTTGTTTATAATTGCCAAAGAATAAATCTCCGTCATAGTAACTAGGTATTTTTTCTTGCCAACTAAATGTTTCTTCTGACCAGCCTTGTATTTTTGGCTTCATATGAACAAATCTTGGAAAGTCTTTTGTTTTATTTGTAACTTGATCTTCAATTCCTAATAACTTAACTGCGATTGCCGCAGTTCTATCCATACTAGGTTCTTTAGGATACTTTTTAGGAGAATATTTTCCATAAAATAACTCCCAATTATTATTAATCAATTCTACCATTTTATAAAATTCTAATGCTATATCAGATTTTTTAAAATAATGAAACGCCATATAGATGTCCGGCAGGTCATTTACATAAAACATTTCTCTGTAATAGTTATATTTTACAGGAGTGCCTCTGTAAGTATTAATATGGCTAGTAAAATATAATTCATACTTGGCTAGATAGTCCCACCAATGGCTTATATCAGTGCAAAAGAACATATCACTGTCAAGAACAACTGTTTCTTCATATGGTGATACATGATATAACTTCCATCTATGCTCTGTAGCAAACCTATCAGTAGCAGTATCTTCCAACCAGGGTGTTTCAATTACCTCATCAAACACTTCTCGATAGTAATTAGGAATAGGCGTATGTGTTACCAAAGAAACATTGTTTATTTTTTGTGTTTTTTTGATGCTCAAGGCACATACATATGCTTGTTTTACATAATCTAAACCTTGTGCAAAAATTAAATAGCCTTTACTCATTTGCTAACGCCTTATTAATTGTATCATTAAGTTCGTACTTGTTCATAATATGTACATCTAAATCTTTTACTGTCAAACAAGTGTACTGTCCGTGATACCCTTTCTTTTCAATCATTAATTCTATTTTGTTATCCTGAACTTTAAGAGGAATATCTCTATCAAGAGTGTAATACATCTTGGTTGGCAAATCTTTAACAAAATCGCCTGAAGAAAATCCGTTTAAAATATGTGCGGCAATAGCAAAAGCATGATCGTTCCTAAAAGTTACAGTACCAACGTTGAAAGTCATTGCATAATGGTCATAATTTTCTTCAACATGTCTAAGTGTATCAAAGAACAGTTTAGCTTTTCTTGATTTTTTAAAATAAACTGCTGTTGCCCAATAAAAGTCAATACCACTATCATTAATATAATTAAATTCTCTAGTATTTCTCCATCTTGCCAAGTCAGTAGCATGTCTATTAAACATTAGGCTTTGCTTTGCATTGAAACATTTAAGTAACTGCTTGCTATTAATAATGTAATCTGTATCTAGCAGGATTGTTTCGTTGTATGGCGATAGTTCGTAAGCCATTGATCTATGTTTATTATTAAATGGCAAGCTATTCCAATGGAATGGTCCATTATAGTAACGCTTCCATGTTGCAGATTTACTTTTTTCTACAGAAATAATTTGATCAAACATATCCTTTTCCTTAGGATATGCTTCTTCAATGTATTCTGATTCGCTAGTGATAAGAGTTACAGGCAATCTAAGAAATTGCTCGGAACGTTTTGCTAAAAAAATTGCTTGCTTCACATAATCAATCTGAGGATTGTTAAATGCAAAGCATATAATACCCTTTGACATTAATCTAGTAGTCCTGAAACTGATCTGTTTTTAATTAGTTGCGAATATTCTGTATGATATTTGTTAGAGGCACTAAAGTAAACATTTGTAACCTCTGTCAAAAACTTTTCTAAGTTCTTAATTTCAAACGGAGTACCGTTGTCATCTGTTAAAACTGCTGAAGTTTGTTTTGATTGCACTAAAAAGTTAACAAAATTTACAAGATCTTTTGTGGCTGTAAATTTGCCGCCTTGTGTATAAAACACAAGTTCGTCTTGATATCTATCTTTTAGTACTTGTTTCTGATTTTGAAGTGTGATATTGTAATTTGAAAAATCTATTGCCTGTTTTAGTCTATCGTCCATAAGATACTCCTACACTGTATTGTGTATTATAAACTATTTAACGGGCAATGTCAAGAGTTTTTTAAATTATGAAAGGTTTCTTGCATTAGCAAACACAGGCTTATTAACATTAACACTGTTTACGTTATTTGGTCTATTACATTGCACTGTGCTTGTTGTTCTCGGCGTTACTGCTTCGTCGAAGTTTGGATTTGGACCTTTGTCGTCGTTGAAATAAATTCTAAAACGTAGTACAGGTCCGTCGGTTGCATCTTCTTTTGCCTGAATTGTAAAATCGTTATCGGCATAAGAGCTTGCAGTTTTTGTAAAAATAGTTTGATACGATGTAGTTAAATCAGTATGTCCAATAACTGTGCCTTCTGATCCATTGCTTGTAGCAGAATGACCAAATCTTACTAGTCCAACATTAGTAAGTAAGTTTCTCCAGTCAGTATCAATTGCACCGCCTCCTGAAGCAAGACTTCCACTAAACACAATTTCGCCGCCAGCATTAAAAAATGCACGTCTATGATCACTTGCTGTCATATTAGTTGTAGTGCCGTCACCATTAGTAACGTTGTATGCTTGGAAAGTTACAGTAACTTCATGATAAATTGTGCCGTTCCAGTCTGTGTCTGTAAAGGACGAAACACCCGTTTCAACACCAGACTGTCCTGTAGCAATATTTAAACGGTCGGAAACAACGTCTAAGCTCAGTGCTTCAAACTCTGCCATACCTTTTTTAGTAGTAGGATTAGAATCTTCAATTAAGTCGCCAACTGCCATATCAGCAATTTCGCTAGGCAAAGAACCTGTCTGGTGTACCCTTGCTTTCTTAATATCTTCAAACAGCCTTGACATATGATCTGCTTCGACTGTTGCATTTGCTGAAACTTGGAAACTTGATAGTGCCTGCCCGTATCCTTCGTCGCCTGCACCTTTACCCATTACACCGTTAATTCTTGCTTGTAACTGGTTGTAACGAGCCGCTGTAATTGTATCGCCTACTGCCATTGTTAACTATCCTATTATCTACTAGTTTTATTTATACTTTTAAAAGACATTCAACAAGTTTTTCTGATGCGTCACTATTTGATTCTAAAGCAATACCTACTAAGTCACCGGCACCTTCTGCAGATGCAAGCCCATTCTGTGCAACAAAAACTCTATCGCCTTTATTAACAGCACCAAGAATTCTAACAGGAACACGCCCTTTAAGTGCAAGTGCTTCACCTTCTGCATCTGCATTCATTAAGTATGCTGGCTTTTCACTAATTACACCAACTGCAACGTCTCCAGGTTGTGCAACGTCTGCTTCAAAATCTTCATTAGCTGAAATTGCCATTACTGTGCCAACCGGTGAATCTCCAGTTGCAGTACTGTATACTTCTGCTAAGTCAGCATATTTTGCTTGTGTAGCAGTACCGATAAATTCGTTTGCTGTAATATTTGCACTAGCATCTCTAATTGCAACTGTGTTGTTTGTTGCAGAAGTAGACCCTGGTAAGTCACTACCACTTACTCTTACAGCAGAACTTGATGTAGCAAGACCATTGAACGAATTAGCATACATTGTTCTCCATTTAAAACTAGCACTTCCTAGATCAAACGAAACTGTTGTAAGTGGATTGATGCCTGTTTCTAATACCTGTGCAACGTCGACTTCTTGTGCGTTATCAGTAACGCTAAATTTAATTTCGTTGCCTACTTGGTTTTTAATAACACCTTCATTGTCATTTTCAATAGCAATTAATAAATCGTTTGACGTTCCTACTGTTAGTCCAGCGTCTGTAAATCTTGCAATAGTATTAAATACTGCATCTTCGCCTGGAGTAGATTGAATAAAGTTAGCCGCGTCAACTCCGCCTAATTTAAGTGCGTTTGTGGCTGTACCCCAATATCTATGATCCGAACTTGTGACACCTAGTGTACTATCTGTAGTATTACGGAGTGTTAATCCTTGACGTATAACATCAAATCCAGTAATAGCATTTTCACTATCGCTACTATCAATTGTAAATTGTGTAGAGCTAGTTATAAAAATTGTTTCGTCATTTACAACTGCTCTAATAACTGTTTGAATGTTTCCTACAGTATCTCTAACTTCTGTAGTAACCATTTGGGTAATAGTATCGCCTTGGCTTTGTGGTCCAATTAAAACAAATCCTCCGTCTCCGGAATTAGCATACAATTGATTGTTCTCGTTATCCCACCAAAAATCGCCTTCTGTTAATCCAACTGGCTGTGTTGTGCTTACTTCTGCACCGCCTGTTGTACGGAATTTTGCACCGTCATAAAATTTTAATTTACTGTTCGAACTATCAAACCAAATCTGTCCGCTGATAGGTCTTGCAGGTGATTGTGAACTACTGAAGTTTTCAAGCAGTGAAACTAGATTTTCATTTTCAATTTCACCATAGCCTGCATAGTTTTTACCAACTAACTTCAGATCCGTTGTTTGGTCAATGGTACCGTCCTCAACAACTGTAAGTTGGGTTCCGTTTGTCCTATTAATAATGTATGCCATTTTATTATTACCCCTGAATTACAATGTATTTATGCTTATACGCTAGATGTTAAATCTTGTATATAAGCCCATTGGCCCCCTACTACTCTAAATAGTTTCAATGTTCTGTCTACAGTCAATGCCACATTACCACTAACGTTAGTAAATGTCAAGTCTGCGATAACACTTTCAGAACCATCATCATTACCGTTTCCGTCTAATTTCTGTACTGCAACTGTAGTTTTTTGTAGTGCCGCAACAAGATCTGCTGATTGGAAAGTTGCTGTTGCACTTGTTGTATCAGTACAATGTATTTTTGCTTCACTGCCGTTTTCTTTAGTATTGGCAGGTGCAATATCTTCTAACACACTTGCTATTTGGTTATTTGTTAAACCTGTAATATCTAAAGCAAGTGATAGTGTTTCTGTATTAATTGCACTATCTACATAGGCTTTTGTTGCTACATCCTGAGCATTTGTAGGATCTGCAACGCCTGTAATCTTTTGATTGTTTGTAATATTAATATCGCCGGCACTGGTGATATTTAATCCGCCACTTGTTGTAGTTATAGTTGTACCGTTAATATTAGTATTGTCTACATCTAATGATGTTAGTGTGCCAATGCTTGTTAAGCCAGGTGCTGTAGTTCCTGTAATAAGAGTTACACCGCCTGATCTTAATGTATTATTTTGAATATCTATGTTTACATTAGATGTCCAAGAATTAGTAACTTGGTTCCAAAGGAATTCTTTGCCTCCTTGTGCAGACTGTAATATAATGCCGCCGCCATCTGCTTGTAAATCGCTAATTAGTGTACTATCATCTGTAATACCTAATTCAATATTTTTATCTTTAACACGTAGTACTTCAGTTTCAATACCAATTCTTGAACCTTCAATAATTAAATCGCCGCTAATTCTAGCGTCACCATTTACATCTAATGTATACTCAGGCAATGGTTGGAATAATCCAATATGTTTGTCTGTTGTTTTGATTGTAATTGCATCAACCGGACCGTCTGTTGTTCTAACACGAACTCTGTAGTCATGTCCAGTAAGTTGGTTTTCAGTAACAAACGTTGTACCTAGTACATAACTTTTATTGTTTTGTGATAAACCAACAGTAATACCATTACTATTTTGTACAATTAACGATCCGCTTGTAGTACCGTTTGTATCTGCTGGAAGAAACTGTGCCGCACGTCTTAAGTTTCCATTTGCATCAATAAGTGCATCTGCTTGAGCCGCTGTACCGTTCCATCTAAAATCAACTTCAGCAGTATTAAATCCTTTTTTAAGTTGTCCACTAAATCCCGGAATTGCTTGTCCAACACCCGGTGTAAAATCAATGTTAGCAAACACACCAACAATACTGTTACCAATGTAAAACTTAATAACTGTACGACTTGTATTCTGTGTGTCAAGTATTGTATCAACAACTGTTCCTGTAATACCTTGGAATGCACTATAGTCTGGACCAACTAATACTAAGTCAGTACCATCAAAAAAGTACATTTGGTTTGTTTCGTTGTTGATCCAAAGGTCGCCAGCAACCATGTTAGGCTGTTGTGCAGAAACAATAGGGCCGCCGCCTGTAGTAAACTCTGTTCCTGTATATACTTTTAGTCTATTAGTACTTGTATCCCACCAAAGTTGACCTGCTAATGGATTTGCCGGTGCGGAAGTGTTAGCAAAATTTTCAAGCATTTTAACAAAGTTTTCGTTAATGCTTTCGCCAAACCCTGTATAATTACGACCAATGAGCGAAATATCAGTTGAAGTTGTATCTAACTGTCCATCTGCTAGGTCAGTTAATAGTCCTCCATTTGTTTTATTAATTTGATAACTCATTAGCCCCCTACTCCTGTATAAATGATATAGTTCATTGTTGTGAACGGTTGCATAACATCAAATGGCTCGCCAACTGAACTTTGAGTCAGGATACCACCGGACGTTGGATATGCTTGTCCTGCTTGCGAACCTGTTGGTGCATCGTATTGAATACCTTCTGGGTCTGTAGGAACACCTTGAATATCTCTAATAACATAGTACTGGTCACCTGATGGTCCACGTAAATCGTGTTCGTGTTCTGGTAAGTTTTCAACAGCAATGTTTTTCTTCTCATCACCACCTGATTGTCCAATAACATCTGCTGAAACGTTTGTTACCCTGCCCGAGCTTGATCCGCCCATGTTGTCAGCACCTAATGGTTGTCTACCTCTTAAGTCAGGTACAGCAAAGTTACCTGAAGTTGTAAGTGCTTGGTCTTTATATCTATAACTAATAATTCTAAACAGTTCTAAGTAGTCAGCAATTCGATACTCACTACCATCACACAATAACCATCCTGCAGGTGCTGTTGTACCTGCATATGGAGTAACTACACCAATTGGTGTAGTTGGAACAGCATCAAGCAAGTTACGCTGTGAGATTTTATATACACCCGGTGTACCTGATGTTCTGTTAATAATAAATTCGTCGTCAATATTTGACACAGAAACTTCTGTCTTATCAGCAATAAATGTATTACTAATTGTTGTTTCAAACTGTTTAGTTGTGCCGCCTGTTTGTCCATCAAATGATATTTGCGTCGAACTAACGTCACCTGTAATTTGGAATGTTGTTGCTTGTGCTAGTTTGTTTGTGCTACCAGAACGTCCTGATACTGTACCAGTAACGTTACCAACTAAGTTACCAGTAAACGATGTAGCATAAACATTTGCCCACTTAGTTGTACTAGTACCTAAATTATTTGTATTGTTGTTTTGTGGAACAATATTTGAAGAATTAATTTGGTCATTAAATGTTGCTTCTTGTCCAACAAACAGTTTTTTAGCAATACCAATACCGCCTGTTGTTCTAATACTACCTGTACCAATACTGCTTGAATCTGTAGTGCTGTTTACAATTAATTCACCACTGCTTTGAATATTACCAGTAACGTCTAGTGCTTCTACTGGGCTTTGGTTATTAATACCAACTTTTTCTGTAGAGTCGACTCTTAGTACATTTTTCTGCACACCTAAGTTGTTTACTCGCAAATCAATACTTGCACCAGATGTTAAATTACTAATAACGCCTGAACTTCCTTCTACAGCAAAACTAATAAGTCCGTCTTGTCCAACTTGTAAACCAGTGTTATTTCGAATAACAATAGGGCTAGTTGTTGTACTTGTAATGTCTGTTCTTAAAAAGTTAGTAGATGGTACTGTTGCATCTCCAACAACTAATCCTTCTGCTTTTTCTGCTGTACCGTAGTACTTTAGTGCATCGCCTGTTGCGTTTACTGACGATAAATTAAAGCCTGGCTTAATTCCTGTAAATCCCGGAATAGTTGCTTTAGGTGTAAATTCTTTTGTAGAGTAAATTACAATAACACGACCTTGTACTTCAACTTGTAACACAGTGTAGTTAATATCGTCTGTACCAACTAGTACTGTCGGTTTAGTACCAGTAAGCAAACCGTCACTGAATTCAGGACCAACTAGTGTCCATCCAGAACCTGTAAAAATGTACAACTGGTTATTGTCTGTGTCGCTCCATAAATCGCCTGCAATAGCAGTAGCGGCGTCTGGCTCATTGTCACCTTTCTTAATACCACTAGCATTTACCCAACTAGTACCGTCATAAATTTTAAGACTGTCAATTCCTGGAGTATTATCATACCATAGTTGACCTTCAACTGGGTTTTCTGGAGCAGTAGTGCTTGCAAAATTTTCTAGTATTTGTAGGAAGTTTGTACCAATAACAGCACCATAACCACTAGATCCTGAACCAGGAATTCTTAATGTTGTAGTGTCATTAATAGTTCCGTCTTCAACGGTAATGCTTCCTTTGTTAGGGTCTGTATAGTTAATATTATAAGCCATTATTCATTGAATCCTGATAAACTTTGTACCCTAACTGTGTAATCAATTTGAATAAGTCTATTCAACGATTTTTGTACTGGGTGAAAAATTACGTGTGTTAGCAATCTACCTTGTCCGTCCGGACTGTATGCTAACAAACCTAGTTCGTCAAATACATATAAACTGTTTGCATTTGCGGAATTATCAATAGCATCTTGTCCATCTGGCTCACCGTAGTCTAACAAACAAGTTACTAGAATGTCTGTGTAGTTTGTGCCGCTTACGTGGCGTGTTTCAATCTTGTTTCTAGTAGGATCAACATTGTTTACACTTCTATCATCTACAATTTTCTTAAATGTTTGGCTATATAGGCTTGCATTTGTACCTGTGCTGTTTGGTGTTAAGTATGTAATAATACCAGTAGGATCAATGCTAGTACCACCATTACCAAACGCCATTTCATATATGAAACCTGTGCCTTGATTACTTAAACTTTCTGCTAACGAGATACTCATATTCTCGTAATGAATTGCATTTCGCTTGTCTACAATAACCTCTCCGGAAGAGGGGTCCCATATCTTAATATGGCCTTGTAGTAACGTACCGTTTGTGTCTTTAAATTTGTCTGTCATTTTTTGATCCTATACACTATATTTATTCAGGTAGCTCGGCTTCTTTGGATTTCAAGAAGCGTGTGATTGAATTTTCTACATCTTCTAGTGATTCTCCAAGCGGCGTCCATAGTTTTCCTTGTTTTTTAACTATAATTATGCTTTCTCCTAGCACAGGGGTTCTAGTAAGAACTAAGTTGCTATTTTCAACAGTAAATTCTGCTGGAACAGTAACATCGCCTTCCGGCGAATCTTGATTGACCGTGATATCAAATACTTTTACGGCTGATTTTCTTAGTCTCTTGCCTCCGACAAACACTTCTAGTTCATTTACCGATGACGGTGTGTACCCTAAATCAAAGGTATTTGTACTGTCGTCGCCGGTGTGTTTAACTTGTACTGTTTCATCTTTGTATGGAATAGTTTGTGTATAACCTTGATTATACACAACACTGCCTGCATCATGTACATGTTTAACACCTGTTCCTAGTGTGCCTCGTGTAAGTTGTTTTAGTTTGTTACCTTCTTTAACAAAATACTCAATTCTTTCGCTGTTAATAAAAATTACACCTGGTAAGTTAATTGCACTATTTGGCTCTGGTAATCCTTCGGCATTTTCAAGCACAATCTTATTATCAAACACGGATAAATCTTCTGCTAGTCTGTATGCACGATCATCACCTAAACGTTTATATACAGTTCTATTAAAGATATCTTTAAACTGTCTAAACGCAAATCTATTAGAAGTAATACCTGTAGTACCAAATTGAATTATGTCAATCTGATCGTTGTCTGCTATTTCATTTAAAATTTTAACAAAGTTTCCATCTTCTGTAACATAGTAGTCTACATTAGGAGTTAATAGATCTCCGTTAATAGTTACCCAAGCATATTGAGAGTCTTTTGCTTTAATATCTAATTTAATAAGTCCATTTCTTAATCTGTGATATTCTTCATGGTCATCGGTACCAACTGTTAATGTTACCCTATTAACTGCATCGAGTCTTGTTCTTTCAATTGCTTGTACATCATGTTTTGCAAAATTATATATAGACACTGTGTCACCGTCAGCAGGGGCATCATTTAATGTTACTGTTGCTACGGTGTCAGCAACTGTTAAAGTATAATCTGCATCAGCAGTTACAAATATTTGAAGTCTGTCACCATCTTCTCCTACTCCATCAAACAACTCAACTGAGCTGTTAAACGGTCTAATGATATAATCAACTGCTGGCACAAGTGCTTCGCCGTTTAGTAGTAAAACAATATCATCACTGCCTAGTTTGCCTGGAGGTTGTTGGTATGTTCTTAACTGATATTCTCTTGCTGTTGAAATAACAAATTCTTCCTTGTATCCTGCGGAAAGTATCTTGTTATTCTTTTTAACAATAATATTTGATAATAAAGGTATTGTTGCAAATGGAATTCTTGACAATGCAAATGCAGAAGTTGATCCGTCACCTGTAAACGTATCAATACCAATCTGACTAAATGTTTTTTCTGTCCCGGTATATATTGCAAAATTAATAACTTTGCCTTCTTCCGGCGGCAAACCAAAGTCAAATCCAATTTTATTATTAGCAGTTTCTATAACAACATATTCCGGTTCTTCTCCATCCATAGAAAGATATGAATTTGATTCTTCTGTATAAGGAACATTTGATTCATATACAATAGTGCTTCCGTCTGTTTCAAACGTTCCAATATCTAAAATACCATTACCATTTGAGGTTAATGAAATAATATTAATTTCATCTGTGTTTGACAACGCACTATCAAATGTTACAGTTTTGTCTTTGTAGTTTACAGTATAGTTACTAACAACTATGCCGTTAACTTTAACTATAAGTGCATCTTTGTTTTGTGGTAGGAAGTCAAACTTGTAAGTTAATACACTACTATCTGCAGAATATACATTACTGCTGATTTCACTTCCGCCAGTTCCTACTCTGTGGAACACTTTAATATCAACTGTATCTAAAACTTGTCCTGGAACTAGTTCTTCGGGACCTTTCGATGTAGTCGGTGTTACAAAACCGTCACCGTCAATATTAATATCTTCTGCATTAATACCTTTTGCTGTTGTATATCTTAAATTGCCTCCATCAACAAGTGTATCATATGACTTAGGGTCAGGAATGAAACTACCATCACTAGTTTCTTTGCGGATAACAATAATGTCGCCTGCTTCTGTTGGAATTAATTCTTCATCAATAGTTACTGTTGTAGTTGTGCCGTCGCCTGTGATACTACGCATTTTAGCATTTTTGTTTGTGATAGACGTACTATCTTCACTGCTTGTCCATGCTTCGTCGTCAATACGTACACCATTTAAGTATACATTGTAAACAACTCCATTTTCTAAAGGCTGATTTAATTCAAATACACTTGTGCTTCCATCTAGAACAAAAACTTCATCTTCGTAAGTAGTATCAAATACATCAAAAGCACTTTCATTCCATCTGTCGGCGTTCCAACCTGCTCCGCCGCCAAAGTCAATACTTGTAACTTCTACGCCGCCGTAATCAACACCATCCATTAGCTGTGATAAATCGTTTGCAAGTTGTCCAGTAGTAGGATTGTACAGTAAATTAATTCTATCTTGTGCATCTAACAGTTCTGTACCTTTTTTGTACTGAACTGTGATTTCGCTATTTGCATTAGGTGCTGTATTAAATAGGATTCTGCCTTTATATCTATCGTACCCTTTAGTAGTATCCTTCTTGTTATCATATGTGTATTGACTTCTTAACGCCTCAACACCATTTACAAGCACTGTAATATTAGTGCTAATAACATTCATAGGATATTTTAGTTCAAATACTTGTTGATTAGGCTGTGATGTAAATGTTTCAGTTTCATCAAGTGTTGTAATTAAGAAATTACCAGTAGTTCTATCAAATTTAACAACAACATGAGCACTTCTAATTTTTCCGTTGCCTAGTTGTGCGGCCGCTCTACCAGCAGATCCGTCATCATCAAGACTTCCTTCAATAATAATTTCAGGTGGTGTAATATATCCAGATCCTGGCTTAGTAACTTTAATGTTTGTAATCTTGCCAGCACCAATAAATGCTTCTGCTTTTGCACCAGAGCCGCCACCGCCTACAATTTTAATAATAGGTTTACTTAGATAACCGCTACCGCTATCAGCAATAACAATATCTGTTAATTCAAAGCCGACATTTTCTGCCCAATGTCTATTTGGATATGAACTAATATCTGCAATGCCAGTTAAAATCTCACCATCAACAACTTGTACTTCTGGTGCATGTATTTTACCTAATACTGCATTGTACTTAGGAGGTAGATCAAAGTCTGTTGCTACAATACTGTTAGTTTCAGTTTTTTCATATGAGCTAACATATTCTCTAACCTTAGTCTTAAATGGCTTTGCTTCATTGACATAATCTTCGTAACTAGACAAGTTATCATTTTGGAATGTAATCTTTTGTGCTAGATCTCCAAAGTTGTGTTTTGCTTTTACAAAACTTGTTTTAAATGCCCAGTCTACAAAATTCTGTTCTGAGAATACATAACGCAATCCTACAAAGAATAATTTATTCCATTCAATTTCTAAATCATTAATATAAATTTTGTTTTTAACTACATCTAAAATAATTCTTAATTCAGTAATTGGTTGTACATCATAGAATTGACTATCGTAACTGATACCGTCGTAACCTGTATTAGAAATTAATGTATCGTAGATTTGTTGTTTAAACTGAATAGTTCCGTTTTGTCTACCAATAGTTTCATAGTTTACAGTATAATCTACATTTTCTTGATCATCAACTTTACGTAGCAATAGCCAACCGCCGCTACCAATACTTGTGATCTTAACAACTTGACCGACTGTAACATTGATGCTATCTAACTGATATGCATAATCAATTGTGTGGTTAATTACCGTAAACTGATTATAGCCAGTCTTGTACCAATCAATATATTCCCAATATAACGATACATCATATGCCTGGCTTTCTACCCGGCTATAAGTACCTGAATAAGAATATATTGCCCATCTGCCGCCGATGTTTTCATCGCTGTTTACTAATACAGAGAACTTTCTAATTGAAATTCTTGCACTATTTGAATAGTTTTTACCAGATTTAAGAATACGTACTCTTGCAATAGATCCGTTTTCATCTATAGTAATATCTAATTCTGCATCCTGACCTTTTGAATCAATAATTTTGTACGTAGGTGCAACTGTGTAGCCTTGACCTTTGTCAGTAATAACAATATCTACAATTCGACCGTTTTCGATTACAGGACTAATTACAGCCGGTTTAGCAGAACTTACGTTTACAAATCTTAATTCTGCAACAGTATCAACAGTAGTATCGTATTTTCTTTCTGCAAATGCTGGTGCAGGATCTTTATCGTCTAAACTAGAAATATCATATGCATCTAAAATTAAAATGTCTTTAATAACATAATTAATTCTTTCAATAGTTTGCTTGAGTGCTTCTTTTCTATTTACAAACCAACTTTGTCTTGGTACATTTTGATTACCATACTTTTGTTTTGCACTTAGATTTAAATCAGGCACAGGACGGTTTTGTAAATCATAACCAACTAAACTGTCAATCCACTTATCTTCAACAATCTTAGAAGGCTTACTTGTTTTAAGTCCGTCAGTAACAATTTGATATTCTCTATGAATGTTTTGTTGTTGATTTTCATTAATCCAATATCTAATGCTTAGTGCAATATCGTTATCTCTAATTAAACTTTCACAATTATGTAAAGCAAATTGACTATTGCTATTCATTGTTAGATACTTGTAATTTTGACTATCTGGATCTTGGATATACTGTGATACATCATACGCACTTACAAATCTACCCGGAACGTTCGGAATTGTTTTCTTACCTTTGACCCAGAAATAATATTTTGTGCTAAACGTTTTGCTCGCAGTATCATAAACACGTTTACTACTATATGCATTATCTCCGTAAAGAGATTTTCCGCTTATTCCAGCAACGATTCCAGCTTCAGTGTCTGCCCGAGCGTCCCATCTTGACGGAATAACAGTTGATTCAACCCATTCGTAAATATCAATTGATGCTCCAGTAAACAGTTTGTTAAATTTGTTTGTGCTTGAAATAATATCACCTTGGTATGGATTTACAAATTTTGCTGTAGATATATCCCACCAAATTTTTCCAACAAACTCATCTGTTGTAGGATTAAGAGTATCTTCGTTTGCTGTATTATCAACTACAATATTATACTGTGCAATATCATAAGGTGTTTTAATACTAATTTCTTGTTCAGCAGGTCCTGCAATAGCACCTTGAATTGGATCTAATATATCTACATATGTAAGTAATTCATTAGTTTTAGTATCATAAAGGAACGCACCATTAAACTTACTAATATCAACTTGATCAATTGGTGATCTTAATTCAGACCACATAAAAGTATTTTTATCTTTTCTAAAGTCAATTACTTTACCGTTAATATTATTTCCATCTTCAACTTCTTCAGTGTACAAAGTTAATCCTACGTACACGTGATTATTAACAATTTTAAAGTTGTCTGCAAAGAAAATTACATCCTTATTATATGAAAGTGTTTGTCCGTACAAAAACTTGTTATTGTAGTTTTCATATAACTCAATTGTTCCACTGTCTTGATCAACTTGAGTAAATTGTGTAACTTTATTATCAAACGAAGTTTGATCGCCATCAAATGATGTTTTGTTAACAATATCACCGCCTACACTACCTACTGCAAGTGTTCCGTTGTTATATTCAACTCTACTACCAAACTGTACGTTTAGTCCTTGATCTGGTCCATAAACTGTTTGAGATAAAACAAATGTTCCGTTTTGCTGTTGGTAACTGTAAACTGCACCGTTAGCTCTATTAATTGTGTCATTTCTTGACGCACCAATAAAGACAACCTTACCGTCATTTGAAATAGATACATCGCTACCAAAATTTTCATCTTCAGATAGGTCACTTTCTAAAAGTTGTGAATACTGGTATCTTCCGTTGTTTAATCTGTATACTGCAACTTTACGTACAGGATTTACTGGGTCATAATCAACAGTAACAACAAGTACTTGTCCATCTTCACTTACATCGTACTTTTCGCCAAACGCAAACAAGTTAGTTTGGTTTAGTGTACTATCGCCAATTTCGATACCAGATGTATTTGGCATGAATCCTAAGACATCGCTTGCTTCGGTTACAACTTCCCAGAACTGAGAATTAAACGGTTGTGCGATTAGGTTTGTAGTTAAACGATAAATTTCACCCGAATATAATACTAGTTCATTTTCGTAATAGTCAATTGTAGGATCAAATACGCCTCTGTAATTAGGATCCTTGTTTAACAACCAGTCTGTATCTGCATCTTTTTTGTATACATAAATTTTGCCAGGAAGGGTAGTAGTTCCGTTTCCTTTAGCATGTATTAATGCTAGATAGGTATTATTATTTTTTCTAATTTTAATTTGATTACCAAACTGTAGCCCGTCTACTGCATCTGGAACTGTATAGTATCCTAAAGTATTATAGAGCAAGCCGCCGGACTTTTCAAAAAATCCTACAACACCTTCGTTGGTTCTTCCACTTGGATCAGCACTTACATCAATTGGAATATTTCTTACCTCTGTCCAGTCAAGGTTTAATCTATTTGGAGGAGTGCTTGTTCTAGTAATACCTGATTTTGTATTTTCAAAGTAAACAAAATATTCTAAATCTTCTAATACAGTAGCAGGAGATACTGCTATATTTTCTCCTGTATCAATAACAATCGCTCTACCTGCATTTGTTGTTGCAAGTTCTGAAGAAATAATATTACCAATAAGTCTTTCTGTTGAATCATTTAGGAAGAAAGAACAGGTACTAATGTCATCGTTATCGGTACCTAAGCTCCAACCGTCTGTAGCATTTTTAACAAAAATCTTAACTCTGTCAAACAATCTAATAACGTTTGTAACTGTTGCACTAGCATTTGTAGTTTGGTCAATGACTTGATCGCCAACTTCCGGAATAAATGGATTTCCTTGCAGGTCAAAGTTAGTATACAAAACTACAATTTCACCGTCCCAAATATCATCCACAGTATGTGTGGCTCCATTTAGATAGTCAAATGTTAATCCAATAGCTTCTGGGCTTTGTACAATATTGTTTACTTTTAGTTCGTTTAAATAAAATCTAAAAGTGTCACCGACTTCTAAATCAGCGTCAACAGGTGATCTAAAATACCAGCGAGTATCTAATCTTTCAATTTCTGTTTGGCCTTCAATAAAACTTAGTGTTTCAATGTGGCTAATTGGCGTTACTTGTATAGCACTTCTATTTTGTAGATTATCAAGAATGTTATAATAATCTACAGGAGTTGTTGACTCTTCTTGTTTAATAAAGTCTTTGTAAATTAAGTTAGGATTAGTTTCTGCAACTTCGGTACTATTAAATGTTGTACCTACATCTACATACCACCAACCGTTATATCCTGTGTATTCTGTAGCAAATAATTTTTCATACTCGCCCAAGAAAACAATTCCACTATACAACTCACCGGTTTCTGCAAAGTCGCCATTTACATCTTTAACATAAATTAAAGTTTTATTATCTGGATTATTAAATCTGTATTGCACTGTTCCTTTACCTAGTGTACTTGTAATAGTATCTCCTACTCCAGGAACTGCCTGAGTGTTATCAATTAATAGGATAACATCAATTTTATCTACAATAGTGTGCTGTTTAGTAAAGAACTGTTTATTTAAAACTGCATCGCCGTTAAACGGTGAATACCCTAAAGGAGTTTTAGTAGTAAATTCATTCCATACTGTATTAAACTTGTCGCCAACTTTAGATGCTTCATACATATCCGAAGGTGCTCTAAACAATACATGGTTAGTAGCTTCGTCTGCAAAAGAATAGTTTCCTCTAATTACATATTCAATATCCGGATATGCTTGTGTTATTGTATCATATTTTTCATCTAGAACAATCGCAGTTGATCTAAATGTATTTAGAGAGGTAATTTCTGCAGGCTGTACTGTACGTCTAGCTAGCCATAATTCTTCAGTGTATTTTACAATATCACCTTGGTTGTAAGTAATTGCTGGGTCATATTGTCCTACAAATTGTGACTTAACATCTGATGCACCTGGAGCACCCACTGCAATATATTTGCCGTCTGTACTTATTGCGACTGACTTGCCGAAGTCGTTATTTGTAGTCCACAAACTGGCAGGCTCATTAATAGTACTTACTAGGTTAATAGGACCAAAGTCTGTTTGTCTATTATAGATATTAATATTAGAAGTATTAATCGACGAATCATTAACACCAGGATTACCTAGCACAAGATTAGCATTATTGCTGTCTATATCAAAACTAGTAGCAAAGTCTACACTAGAAGTATTTGTAATTTCTTTGTCTGCCAAGAAACGCTTTTCATTTTCTAGCACACTCCATTTTCCACTACCGTTGTCATCCAACCAAACAGTTTCTTTATCATAAAGTTTGGTATCAAAAACAAGTTGGTTTAATTCTTCTGGAGAACTAATTCTTGCAGGTGTTAAAATTGTTATAAATCCTTCAAGATCTGTATTTTCGCTTCCTGTTCCCTCAACAGTAATTTTATCAAGTTCTACACTTACTACTTTATAAAACTTGTCAAAAGGAGTATTTACAACACCGAATATTTCTCCCACTTTAACATCAAAAATTCTATCAACTGTTATTTGGAATCCACTCGATGATTGTGTAGAAGAAAGAACTTTAACATTTGTCGGGCTTGACTTATACACATTCCAACTGTTATCAACATTACCTACCCAAATATAACTACCTGTTTCTACACTATCTATATTAAGACTTAAGATATCATCATAAGTTGCAACTGTAAAATCAACATCTTCTTCAGTAACATATCCTGCTGTATTAATATAATCTTTAAATTTATATTCTGTAGGGAACGGCTTATGATCGTAATTATTAGGTTTTAAGTAAATGTCTTTTCTTTCAAGTTGTTTAATAAGTGTTGTATCTTGAGTATCAATTCTATCAACTAATGTAAATGGCTGAGGACTTAATCTCATATCCTCTTCATTTATCTTAATCTCAAATTCTTCATAACCTGATGTTGAACCATACTGGCCGTTTAGTATTGCCCATTCTTCAAAAAATTCTAAACTATCTTTGTTAGCACTTCCTAATTTATCAAAAAGTTTTGTAAGAGCATTTTTTGTACCTTTATCTCTAACAAATCCTTGATAAAACTTAAACTGGCTTACACTGTCTGGAATAATATTTTCCAAGTACTTACGTTTTTGATAGCCAATTAAATGTTGTGCTAAACGCTGTTGATCAATATCAAAATTATCGCTTTCTAAATCATAAAAATCTGCAAACTGGTTTGTTTTGTATTCAAAGTTTGGAATTAAGCCTGCTTTAGGTTCTCTTGGTAGTCTAGACCATACAGAATTTTGGAATGATGCGGCACCTGGAATTTTTGTAATTGCAGTATAATAAAATGCTTTATATTTTACAATATCTCCAATAGCATAATCTTTCCATGCTGTCCACTCAGTAACTACTGCACTATCATAAATGAAGCCTGGAATATTTAATCCGCCATTCCATTCGTCTGATCTGTAACCTAAAACTTTAATACGTTCTTGTCTGTATCCGCTAGGCTGGTCAAAGATAATATCTCCAAACACTGTATTATTGTCAATAATAACAACATGCTCTTTTTGTACTACTGGAATTTTAATATGATAAATTCCGTCTGCGGTGTTTTTAGTAGCTAGACCAAATTTATTTGATTTGTCTCTAATTGTTCCGCTAAATTCTGGTTGGAACTTTTTGCCGTCTGCCTTTAATAAACTATAGTCAAAGAAATTATCAAAAATATCATCAACAACTGAATATTCAGATTCAAATTCAAGTTTGTCTGCACCCGGACTAAGTGTGATTAATGTTCCTGCCTTCCAACGCTGTAAACTCCAGAACATAAATTCTTTTGCACTAGTTTTCCAAGTTACAACATCGCCAATTGCTTGGTTATATGTATCAAAAATAAATCCTTGTGATTCTAAATAAGCACCGTATCCTAATAAGAAATCAACAACACCCTGAACATCTGGGAATAGAGTACCGTAAGGAACTTCTTGGATTTCTTTGTCAAAGATTTTTGCAAAGGTAGCCGATACTCCGCCAGTTTCAGGCAAGTACGGAAGTTTAGCAAAATATTCAAGATTAGGTGATTCGTCTGTATTATGTTTTACAGTTACTCTATAATAACTATCTCCAATTTGTACAAGTTGACCTTGTTCATAAATTCTATTTGACTGATAGGTAACAAAATTTTCACTAATACCGCCTATACGAATAGTTGTATCATTTTGCTGTTTTATAACAGGATAAGTTCTAAATGCTGGTGATGATCTATCATATCCTCGTACAGTATAACCTCTAGATTGTTTTTCAACAATAACACCGCTATAACTATATCTTTCTAAAGGTGTACTTGTGTTTAAGAAAATATTATAATTTTCTTCCGGAACAAAAATATTTCCTTCGTTATACGGAGTTCTACTGTCTAGTATTAGTTTAAATTTTTCTTGTTGTGTAAATCCGCCAAGTTTAAATCCTAACTGATAAGAAATATTGTTTATATCAGTTTTGTAAACTGAATACAAATAGTTAGAATTTCCTCTAAGCATTCCTTGCATATAGTTTACTAGTCCCGACGTATAAACTCTTTGGTCATCTTCTGCAATGTTAGGAAATACTAAATCTTGCAATCTAATTCTTTTGTTAGTTTCAGAGTAAACAAGTTCTCCTGCACTATTTCTTACAGTTCTACTTCTATCAAATGCTAGTCCAAAAACTTTTGTAGGCTGATTTACTAGCCATGCAATAATTAATGCAAATGGATATTCGCTGTTTCTACGCCATGCAGTTTCAACAGGTGCTTGATCACCAAATTTAAACGAATCTCCTGTACGTGTAGAAATTAGTCCCTGTGCAAATCCTGTTTCAGAAGGTGCAACAAGATTGCCATCCACGTCTACAGGAATGTGTTTTTGTAAATTCTTATGTCTATGCTTTATTGAATATCTTGGATTTTCAGGATCTCTAATATATCCGTTTTCTAAATCTTCCCAAAGCACTTTGTTATTTTTAGTGTATGGTGATTCGCCATAAACATCATTAAACCAAGTTGGCTTATTTTGAATACCTAAGCACACCCAAGGTTCTAAATGAGGTCTGTCTGTGCCAAAATACTTTTTGTATATGCCTCTCCAAAAACCTCTTAGAGGTTTGCCTTCTGGATCTGTAGCATGTGCATAGTTATATGTAAATCCATCTAGATTATTAAAAAACGTATGTTGCGAATAATCAATACTACCTGCATTTTCTAACCATTGGTTAAAATCTATAATTAAACTTGGATTAACTTTTTGATCTGTAAATTTAGTTGGATCATTATAAGTATCTTCAAAATCATCAATATTAAAAATACTAGGATCATACTTAATTTTAATATTATTATGGATTCTTTTTTCAAGTTCTAAAATTAATCCATCTCTATAATCGCCATATGTTTTTACAATCGATCCGTCATGTCCTTGAATTACTGTAACTAGTTCAGGATATGCATTAAAGTCTGTTGTATCTTCAACTGCTTCTTTTTTAGTAGCATTTGGCATGAAGAAAATTTTATTAGATCCTTCAAATTCAATTGCTTTTACTGTTCCAGTTCCTGCATTTAAATTATCATACTGTATTGCTTCTGCTTCGCTAGTAAACAAAGGATAGAACCAACCTAGTTTATTTCCTTCGTTCATGTTTTGACTTTTTACGCCATAGAATTTCCAAGGACCTGTAGATTCAGCATCAGTTAAAATAAACGTATCGTCCGAATAAACTTTTGGATAATATGCTGGATATAAACCTAGTTTTGTAGGAGTAGGCGGAATCCAACATCCATCTGTGCTATCGTAATCTCTAATAGTAATTAGATCATCTTCTACAATATCTATGCTTAGTTGTACAAATCCTTCAGTAGTAAAAGTATAATCTTTATCTTTAATTAATAATTCACCGTTTCTATAAACGTAAACAGCTCTGTTGTTTAACTCATCTACGCTATAAGGATTACCAATACTAAAATATTTGTTATCTTCATCTATAACAGTATACTCATATGTAACATAACCTTCGTATGCTAACATATCACTAAAATAAAACGCATCATTTTTTGTTTTTTCAGACATCATACGCTGAATAATTTGACTAACTACTGTTTCTACAGAACCGTCAACTCCTAAATTTTCAGCTGTTTGAATAAAGTTTCTTTTAAACTTAGCATATTCAGTTTTTGCATAGCGAATAGCTCTTGTAATGTCGTATTCTTTTTTAGTTGTATGTAACGAAGCAAATCCAATTAATCCAGAATGTTGTACAAACTTAGTTCCAAACTTACTTAGATTTGGAAGATCTCTTAAATTACTTGTTCCTGGAAACTCTCCTGTCCAAGCATTATTATTTTCAGTAATTGTTTTTACATGATCGTTAATTTGTCCTAGTGTAAATTCTTCAATTCCTTCATTATTAGGATTGTTTTGAAGATTAATAGGAAATTCGTAATAACCGTTATCATTTTTTGGTGCTGTTGAAACTGTCTTAATAACTAATTTCTGATCTTCAGTTATGTCTGTAAGAAATTGAACATATTTTTTAGTAGATCCGTCAATTATATCATATTCGCTAGGTAATACTTTTTTATCGTCAACAAATACACTTACTTGAATATCATTAATTAATGCCGCATTATTATAAACATCAATTTCAAAATTATTAAATTGGATGCTTGTATCATACTGTCTAACAACTGGCTGTACACTTTCTCTGTATGCTTTTACCCATGCACTTCTATAATCAAAATTTTCTCTATTGATGTACTGTTGTAATAATCCTTTACTAACTGATTCAGTAATAACTTGTGTTCCGTCTTGATACTCGAACTCTTGTCCCTCGAAATCAAAGCTAAAGGTAATGTCACCAGTATTTTCGAGTGTTCTATAAACAATAGGAAATCCTAGTTCAACATCATTTGTTCCTGTTCCTACTTTATAAGAAAATATTTTTGTGCCTGTAAATGTTGATGCTTCATAAGAAGAATAACTGTCGCCGTTGTTATCAAAAACATCAAACAAAGGCGGTTGATTGAGTTGGGTTTTTTGCTGTGCTTCTTTCCAACTACTATTAGAATAGTAATAAATTTTACCTTTGTTTTTTAACCCGTTTGTAACAATTACTGTTTCATTATCTAATGGATCAGTATCTTCTGTTTCTCTTAATGCAATTTGACTTTGATTGTTGATTGTAAGAATATCTACTTCGTAAATTTTTCCGTTGACTCTTACATCAGTATCAGCATTAAATAAAATTCTCATTCCTTTTACAATATCAACACCATCAATATTGTAACCTAATTGACCTTCAACATTGCTAAAAACATCTTTAGTAAAATTATCAATCAAATCAACTGCTGTTTTAGACTTAGATCCAAAATTAAATAATTTTAATCCTGCTTCAAATTCAATAATAGGTCTAATTGCTCTGCTTGTTTGATCAACATCAAACGGAATATCTAAAATTTCTGCTGTTGTTTTTAGAACATCTTGATGTACCCATTTGTTATATCTTGTCCATTGATTGCCGTCAACACTTTGTCTACTAATAACAATATAATCTTTGGTTCCTGCATAACCTAATGCATTATCAAAAGGTTGCTTATCAAAAGGATTTGCATCAAACTCAACATCTCTATCTTCAATATAGTCTGCTTGAATTTTTAGATCGTTTGCATTAATAAGTTGAATACTTTTTCCAACACCTTCAACTACATATTCACCTGTGGCATATTTTTCAGGTAGTACAATACCATCAAACTTTATTTTCATTCCGTTTGATAATTTATGTCCTGAATTTAGTGTATAACTTGTTTTACCAATGATTTCTTCTTCAACATTAATTTCACTGTTTTCTTCAATGTTTTGAATTTTAATTAATCCGCTTGCTTCAATACTGTTACCATTTACATAAAATAAGTAATCAGGAGCATTTAATGGAACTTCAAATGTAACAACACCTTGTTCAACTTCATTTTCAGATAGTCCGTTATTATATAAAAATTCAGTATCAGTAGTATTTTTAGTTCTAATACTAAACGGCATGTTAGGTGCGTCTACATTAAATGTATATGTTTGTCCTCTGTATAGAGTCAGTGTAGGATTGCTGTTTACA